GCAGGTAGAGTTTCTGATCACCGCGCTGTCGCGGTTTGAGATAGACAACCCAGTCAAGGCCAACTGGGACGGCTTCAGACAGCACATCAAAAAACAATGGCCCAACGATTAAGGAAAAATTATGAGCAGATATGACGACGAAGAAGAAATTATGGAAGATGCACCTGTGCGGGCAACCGCAGGGTTGTCTCTCAAGGTTGAGGACGCCGAAGAGGCCCCCGCCTCAGGTTCCCGCATCATCCGTCGTGGTTGGGGTGCAGCGGAGGCAGTAAAACATGCTGACTCTCCTTTTGCACAACGCCTACGAGTGATGGACGACCCCATCGTTATCAAGTTTTTGGAGGATGAGCCTTACGCTTCTTTCCGCCAGCACTGGGTAGAGCGTTCAGGTCAGAAGTCATTTACTTGCATTGCAGACATTGACCCCAAGGGTTGTCCTTTGTGTGACGCTGGCAGTCGCCCGTCAACACGATTTACTTTCAATGTGGTTTTGCTTAGCAGTGATTCAGAACCAACTGTCAAGTCATACGAAGTTGGTCCGCGAGTTATTGACCAGTTAAAGAACTTTCACAATGACCCTCGCCAGGGACCTTTGTCAAAGCACTACTGGGCAGTAAGCCGTTCAGGAAAAGGCGCAACGTCAGCAACCAATCATCAGTTGGTTAAAGACCGCGACCTTGAAGAGTGGGGCCTTGAAGCCCTTACTACAGAAGATGTAAAAGACTTCCGTGGTAAAGCTTATGGACCTGAGATCATCTCAATTCCAGCTCGCAAAGATCTTCAGCAGATTGTTGTTGAAGACCTAGGCGACTGATTTAAATGACAACCGATGTTGTTAGCGTAGGGGTGGGAAACCACCCCTACGTTGTATCTACGATTGAAGAGATACACGAAATAATTGAAGTTGTTTCTAAGGTTGGGGCATTTACCTTTGACGTAGAAACAATGGGAAATGTAGAACGTCATCCTGATGTAGTTGAGTGGATTGACAAAGAGTGGAAAGAACACGTTTTAACTCTTAAGGCTCCCTCAGAAGATATCAAAGCACGTGCAAAAGAAATTGTTACTGCAAGGTGGAAGAACACACTTGCCTTAGACCCATTACGCAACAGCGTGTTTTGGATTGGTATTGCAACAACAGGACGGTCATGGGCTATCCCAATGGGGCACCCAAACGGTGAGGTAATTATTCCGGAAGAACGCGGAGACGGATCTACCATACCCCCTCCTGGGTATCGTAAATTTACGGCAAGCGGTAAAGAGTCAATGGCCAAAGGTCGCTACTTCAAACCCGCAGTATTCAGCCCCGCACCTCCACAACTATCTTGTACTGAAGTCTTTGATGCCCTTAAGCCATTGTTCTTTAGCGACATGGTGAAGATTGGTCATAACGTAAAGTTTGACGCCCGTTCAATTCGCAAGTACTACGGCGGAGAATTACCACCAGGTCCATACCTTGACACCATGATTATGCAACATGTTGTCAACGAGAACCTGTCGGAGTACAGCCTCACAAGTTTGATTGCTCATAACTTTGAGGGGCATAACGCTTACTACCAAGATGGCAAACTTGGCAGCATTATTACTGAAGTTCCTTTTTCTAAAGCTACTAAGTATGTGCACCTTGATGTGCGCTGGACATGGGCTATATATAAACACCTTTGGGTTAAAATATGTTCAGTTCCCGAATTGCTCTCTTGCTTACGTCAGGACATGGAAGTTCTGCGCGTACTCATGGAAATGGAAGACGAGGGTATCCCCGTCAACAAACGATCCATGACTATTTTGGGAAAGACATTAGAAAAGCGTCTTAACGAAATCTTTTTAGGAATGATGGATTACGCCCCACCAGGGTTCAACCCAGATAGTTCTAAGCACAAACAAGAGTTGTTATTCAATAAGAAAAAAGAAGGCGGGCTAGGTCTTAAGCCTGTTAAAACAACTCCAGGTGGGAACGCTTCAGTTGACGAAGAGTCATTACACAAATTAGAAACTAAGCATCCCGTAATCCCTTTGTTAATTGAATGGTCAGAAACCAAGAAGCTTGCCACTACTTATGTTGATGGTTTATTGCCCAAGTTAGTAAACCATCGCCTACACCCATCGTTCCACCTGCACAGGACTGCTACTGGGCGCTTGTCATCAAGCAACCCAAACCTACAGAATATCCCTCGTGATAGCAGCGTACGAGGTTTATTTGTAGCACCACAGGGTTACCAACTGTTAGTTGCTGACTACGACCAAATTGAACTTCGGGTTATGTGTATGTTTTCTCACGATCCTAAAATGAGTGAGTTCTTCTTAACAGGGGCAGACATTCACTCAGGTGCAGCGGCTCTAGTACTTGGCAAAGATGTTAGTGAAGTTACTCCAGACGAACGCCAACTTGGAAAAGGCGTTAACTTCCTTACCGCATACGGTGGGGGGTCTCAAAAGTTGGCTCGTACTACAGGTATTGATGAAGAGCACGCCAAGTATGTCATTGACCAGTATTACAAGCAGTTCTCTGGGATTACAAAATGGAAGCAAGAAGTCATTGGCAAAGGTAAGGCTTTTGGTTACGTCTCTACAATGTCTGGTCGCCGCAGGCATTTGCCAGACCTTAAAGCCTCAGATCGTATGCTTAGCTCAAGGGCAGAACGACAGGCTGTAAACGCTGTTGTACAAGGCTCTGCCGCTGACATCTGCAAGAAAGCAATGATTGATGTTTACGCTGCTTTTAAAGATCATGACGCTAGGATGCTGGTTCAAGTGCACGACGAACTAGTTGTGCTGGTCAAAGATGAGGACGTTGACTCTATGCTCCCTTTACTCGTATCAGCAATGGGAGACGGGGTAGTGTACGAAGGTATACCATTAAGGGTGTCCTGTCACTCGGCAAGTAGCTGGGCGGAGGCAAAAGGAAAGTGACCACATTTATGACACCTGTTGACAAGCGTAACTTCTATCTAGCCCTTTCTATTTTAGAAGGCCAAAAACTAGCTTCTACCGCAGGGTTCTCTGTACCCTCGGGTGATGTCCAAGAAAGCGAAATCATGGACATCATTAGAAAATGGCTAGTCCTTACTGCAGTTGGCGTGTTTGACAACGTTAAAGAGTGCTCTGATTGGATGATGGAAATTGTTAAAGTCCATCAAGATCTTACGGAAGAAGAACTAGACCGCACAAAAGATGTTCTTGTTTCTTTTGGAATGGGATTGATCTCCCACCTTATTGATGGTGATATTCTTTGTCTCCCAGAACAAATTGATGAAATTGAAATGAGCAAAGAGTCAGCTGCTCAATTTATAAGTTTTATGACAACTACAATGGAGGAGTTAGAAGAAGATGAGTGATTGGTGGTCACGCCGGTTATCCGACCCAAATCCCCCCAAAACTAGGGAAGTTTCGTTACCCCCAACTTCACCTCTTATTCGCTTTCCTGCTGCGGTAACACCACAGCATCAGCAACAACCGCAATTCCAACAAACTAGCCAGAGAGTTCTAGATGACTCTCGTGCACCCACAGACAACCTTGGTATGGGTGACGCTATTCGTTTGTGGAAAGGTGGAGAAGCCCATCGTAAAGAAGGTCATTTATCTTGCCCCTCTTGCGGAAGTAAAAATGTGTTTACTCGCGTAGGTCGTGGGGGCACAATGATAAATGGTTCAAGTCCTGCCCCAAGATGCTTTGAATGTGGGTGGAATGGTATGTATGATCAAGGAGAACAGTCTAACTGGGCTGTATAACTAGGAGAACAAATTGAAACCCGAACAGCATGAGACGCTTGCGTCAATTATTGCGTCCATTAACAAAAAATACGGCGAAGACATCGTTGTTCAAGGTAACCGAGTTAAAGAAGAACTTCCACGGATTACAACTGGCATCCTTGCTTATGATCTAATGCTTGGTGGGGGTTGGCCCATGAACCAATGGTCAGAAATCATTGGTGATGAATCTTCAGGTAAGACAGCTATTGCTTATAAAACAATTGCGGCTAACCAAGCGTTAGACCCTGATTGGATTGCAATGTGGGTAGCTGCTGAAGAGTTTGTACCAGAATACGCAGCAGCTTTTGGCGTTGACTTAGAGCGTCTATGGGTTGTTGAAACCAATATCATGGAACACGCATACGATTTAATTATTAAAACTATGGAGAATCGTGCAGTTGACTGCATTGTTCTTGACTCCATGCCAGCCCTTGTACCTGGCGACGAAGACGAAAAAACTATGTCTGAGTTTCAAATGGGTCTTGGAGCACGCCTTACAGGTAAGTTCTTCCGCAAATCATCAAAGGCACAAAAGCGTTCAATGATCCATGAAGACCGTGGGTGTACTGGTTTGGTTATTAACCAGTGGCGTGAAAAGATTGGCGTTATGTATGGTGACCCACGAACAACACCTGGTGGTAAAGCAAAAAACTTTCACTACTTTGTTCGCATTGAGTTAAAGCGTGATGAGTGGATTAAAGAAAAGGACGAACCAGTTGGCCAAACTATTCGTGCCCGAACGCTTAAAAACAAAACTTACCGACCACAACAAATTGCTGTAGTTGATTTCTACTTCTCAGATTCAGGTGGTTTTAAACTTGGTGAGTTTGACACCATAAAAGATATCGTTAACATCTGTATTGCTACAGAAGTTATTACCCGTGGTGGAGCGTATTACAACTACGATGGCCAAAAATGGCAAGGTAAAGACGCCCTACTACAGGGTGTTAGGGAAGACCTAGGACTGCAAGAGGCGCTTAAACAAAAGGCTAAAGAAAAGTTCGCATGATCTTAGGAAGAGAAAATCCAAGAGATACACAACGCCAGATAATGAAAGCCTCTAAAAAGCAGGAATTACGTTCTGCTAAGGCTTACAATGGTAGTCGTAATGCAGGGTCAGGTTCTGGGTGGATGCGTAAGAATGACGTGCGCACCCATGACATGCTTATAGAAAACAAATTGACATACAATGAAAAGTCTTACTCAATTAAGTCCAAAGAATTACAGGAGCTAACGCAACGTGCCGTACTTGAAGATCGCCTTCCTGTGCTTCAGTTCGACCTTGGCGGGCGTAATTACATCATTCTTAATGAAGCAGACTTCCAAATGATTATTGGAGAATAATGGACAGATATGACTATTGGAGTATTTTAGATGATATTACTCCTCCTACAAAACCTAATGTTGATTGGCAAGTTATTGCTAAAAATTTATACAGCATTATCCAACAAGGAACAAAAATGCCTGTACACTTAGGCGTTCAATACATCAACGACTATCTAAAGGCAACTCGTGACTGATACCCCATGGTACACAA